AGAAACGTCTATTGTATTCATCTCCCCAAAGCATTGAGGTTACAACGTTGATAAGCTCTTCAAGCTCGGAACATCCGTATCCATTTGCGTATATAGAAGTAGAAGGATTGCGAACTCCAAAACAAAGCTCCCAAGGATAGAACTCATTGACCTTGACATTCTGATACACCTGAACATAAGCAGGATAATAGCCATGAACCTTTGGCCCATAATCGTTCCTATCTTGCCATACATTCGCTCCGTTTCTTTGGAAGAAAACATTATCATAATCCTTATCAAAGTATGAATCAGCCATTCGGAAAGTTGCGGCATCAGTAGCCATGAAACTCTCCAATTGTCCTCTTCGGTTGCGAATACACTCGAAAGTTAATTGGTCGTAAGTCAAAGAGTCATCAACAATCTTTCTGATAAACGTATCGAAGTCGTCATGCTCCCATTGACTAACATTACCGCCCTTCAAGATAAATTCAGTAATAGCATACGCAATCTTTCGGTCTTTGTTATCCATCTTTTGTTCAATTCCAAATTTCGGTTTCTTTCGGATAACGAAGCCAGTTGAATACTTGTTTTCTTGAGGCTCTGCGAAGTCTGCTACTTGATTCTTTCTTGTTTTGATAATTGAATTTATGATAGGTGTCTTCGACATTCTCTTCAACGTAGTGTACGTCAATGAAAACGGCTTATCTTTGTACCCTAAATTGGAATTGAACTCCAATGGGTCAATGAAAAATGCCTTTGGATTTTGCTCCACTTTTGGCTGAATTTGGTTGAACACCTGAGTAGCCTTTATCATATCCTCTGGTGAGTCTGACCTTAGAGCTTTCTCAAGTGTCCTAAACCTTTTTGCCTTCAGCTTCGCTTCTGCAAGAGCAATGGCATCTAACTGTTTAGCATATGAATTACCCATACTATATTGAAATCAATTTTACATTTGAATATCCTATAACTGTAAAATGTGTAAACAAATAAAAAATTAAGGAGGGCACCAATGAAGAAAAAAGTGGGAAACAGATTAATTGCCTTGTTACTGGCATTATTTATGGCAG